CTAAGGGTGTTTACACAATGATAAAATTGTGTTATAATATTATGTATAAAGTGGATAATTCAGTAAATACAAAAACATACGGAGAATATAATATATGTCTTTTGCAGATCTAAAACGTAACCGCGGTTCTATCGATGCACTTACAAAAGCAGCAGAAGCTGTAAGTGGTGGTCAACAACAAAAACAATCTTATGTAGATGATCGTTTTTGGAAACCAACTGTTGATAAAGCCGGTAATGGTTACGCAGTAATTCGTTTCCTACCAGCACCTCAGGGCGAGGATCTCCCTTGGGTTCGTTATTGGGATCATGGCTTCCAAGGTCCATCAGGTCTTTGGTACATCGAAAACTCTCTTACTTCAATCGGTCAAAACGATCCAGTATCTGAAATGAATTCAGTACTGTGGAATTCTGGTCGTGAAGAAGATAAGCAAATTGCACGTGATCGTAAGCGTCGTTTACATTATGTGTCTAACATTCAAGTGATTTCTGATCCAGGTAATCCAGACAATGAAGGTAAGGTATTCCTTTATAAGTTTGGTAAGAAAATCTTTGATAAGATTATGGATGTTATGCAACCACAATTTGCTGATGAAGATCCAGTAAATCCATTTGATTTCTGGGAAGGCGCGAATTTCAAACTTAAGATTCAGCAGGTTGCGGGCTACCGTAACTATGACAAATCTGAGTTTGCTAATCCTTCTACTCTATCTGATAATGACGATGAGCTAGAAGGAGTTTACAACCGTCTATATAGTCTACAGGAGTTCCTCGATCCTAAGAACTATAAAACATATGATGAGTTGAAAACTAAGTTGAATCGTGTTCTTGGTCAAGAGGATATGGTTATGACTACAGCTGAGTCTATCTCTCTTGATGATCCAGCACCAGCACCAACACAACCAGCGTATGAACCAGTTGAAGCTTCAGCATCTTCTTCAAATGATGAGGATGATACTTTAAGCTACTTCCAAAAATTGGCAGCTGGCCAATAAGAGAAAAGGGACCTTCGGGTCCCTTTTTTATTAATATGAGAAGTTTAGAAAGTCTCGTTTTAAGAAATCGTCTGGTGTAATACCTTGTTGAATTGTATAACTAGAAGTAGATACATTGTTTGTATTATTATTTGAACTACTTCCGCCCTGTACAATCATTGGTCCACCCATTCCACCATATTCACCAGCGCCAGCTTGAGCTTTATTATTCATTAGATCATTAATTGCCATAAGAACTTGACCTTGAGGTGAATTAAGAGGAGCTACAATTTCTTCTCCATGTAACATAACTGGAGTACCAGATTTTGGAGCAGAAACGATACCACCATAGTTTAGTTGTGGTAATGAAGCTAGTTCAGCTTGTAGTTCTTCAATAATTTCTGATCTAAGCTTACCTCTCCAATTACGCATATCACCATCAGCTATTTCAGCTTGTTGATTTGCAATTTCTGCTTCAATAGATTGTCTTTGTTCTTGAACAGAATCTGGTTGCATCCAATCTGGAAGCAAGCTAGTCATTAACGCTTTAATTTCGTCAATTGATGGTAAGAAATCAAATAGGTCACTAAAGAATGAAGTAACCTTTTCAATAGTAGAATCAAATAGTTGTTGGATTACACCTTTATCTTCTTCATTTGCCGACCAACTAAACATTCCAGTGAACCATTCTTTAGTTGCGGTCCATTTACCTTTTACAAAATCAGTAAGGTTAGTCCATCCTTCAGATAATCCTTCAGATGCCCAATCAAATAATCCTGTAAACCAAGTCTTCACTGCGGTCCATTTGGTAGATACGAATTCAGTTAATCCATCCCAAGTATCTGTAATTGCAGTACTTGTAAATAGTAGTAAATTAGTAAACCAAGCTTTTACTTGAATCCATTTTCCAGAAATAAAGTCAGTAAGATTAGTCCATCCTTGAGCAATTCCATCTGATGCCCAAGTTAGTTTTTCAGTAATCCAAGTCTTAACAGAGTTCCAGGCACCTGAAACAAAGTCTGTTAAATTCGTCCATCCCTCAGCTAAACCTTCAGAAGCCCAAACAAATAAACCCTTTACCCAGTCAATTGCTGCTTGAGCTTTTAATTTTACAAATTCGCGGATATCAAATGGAAGATCAGGATCTCCCCAGTTAAATAGCCCTTGGACCCAAGCTACTGCTTTATCAATTGGCGCAAATAGCATATCAACTAATCCGCCTTCTCCAACTATACCATTCCATAAAGTAGTAAGAGCTGCTTTAGGATCTGTAAATAAAGTTTTGACCCAATCAATAGCGCCTTCTACCATATCAAAAATTGCTGTAATAATTTTATCAATTTGTTCTGAGAATGAGAATGCCTCTAATGTCGCTTTAGCATCTTCAAATCCTAGTTTACCTAATACAAATGCTACACCGTCTTTTATAAGATCTAATGGCCAAGCAACTAGTGTATCAAATGCAGATTTCAATCCAGCCTCTAGTCCACCAAGTACTCCACCTTCTTCATAACCTTTTACAAATCCAGTTACAAAAGAAATTAAACCAGTAATAATTGTAAATGGTAAGAACAATTTGCCAAGAACTTTAGTAAGACTACCAAAAGCTTTTACCATAGATCCAATTGTACGGATGATTGTTCCACCAAATAGGACAGCAAATGTTCCTACAATTGCTCCTACAGATCCAATATTTTCTTTTAGTAGTTCAAATCCTCCAGTAAAATCTCCTTCAAGGAACATTTTAATAGAGTCAACAATCGCAAATACACCATCAATTGCAGCTTGAACTCCAGCAAATAAAGTTTCAGGATCCATGAATAATAAAGCAGCAGCGCCTAACCCAGCAACTAAACCAGCTGAAGGTTTCAAATTGTCTAGCATTTTATCGTATTGATCTGCTAAACCATCAATACCTGAAACAATTTTAGATAAGAACTCATTTGCTTCTTCTTGACGTCTAGCTGCTTCACGATTTTCTTCTTCAGTTCCAGCTAAATCTTTAAGAGCTTCAAGCTGTTCTTCAGCTAACTCCATTTGTTCTGCATTAGAAGCAGAGTCTAATGCTATTTGAATATTAGCTAGTGTTTGCCTTAACTGGGCAGAATTTTCCGTACCACTTTTTTCTAAAGCGGTAATACTTTTATCTAATTCATCTAAAGAGTCTTTTCTTTTTAACTCTTTATTCTGCTCTTGAATTGTAGCGGTCAACTGTTCTAATGACCGACCAAGATCTTCTGCCATATTGGTTTATCCAACTTATTATTTTATACTATTTATATCCAATCCAACCTGTTACAATATATTTAGTTTTATTATAGTCAATTAATCCCTTATGTAGATGCGTAAATCCTGCAGGCCATACTACTGTAAGTCCTGCTCTAGGTTCGATATCTATTCCTTGATATAAGAATCTAGTGCCACCATCGCAATCATTTAAATAAGTCATAAAAACCATTACACGATGACCAACTGACCTTTTACTCGATTCATAGTGATAAGCTTTAAATCCTCCTCCTGGAGGATATTTTTGAATATTAATAGATTCTGTAATAGACCATTGATCAGCACCTTCTAATAAGCTATTTGCAAATTCCCAAGAATATGGTACAATGGCTTTAGTCCATAAATTATGGGCATATCTTTCAAGTAATTCATTGTCGTGCGGATTAAATGTTAAGTCTAAAGATTCTTTTATGTCTTTGTTTATACCGCCTAAAGTTGATCCTTCTCCTTTTTTAGAAGAATCTACATTTTCGAAATAATCGATTATTTCATTACACTCATGCTCACTAAACGCATTGTACGCTCTTATAAAGTGTTCATTTCTCCATCCATGAATATGAACTTCACTGTCATTCATTATCTTTTATTCCTTTGTTTTATTCTTTCATTTTCTTCTTGAATATATTGGTTTAGCAACATTACATATATTTCTCTCTCCCACGGAATCATAGAGTCAAGCTCCGTTAGAGAATATTTGTGGTGTTGCATTAACGCGAAGTTAGTCTTATAATAATTCTCTAATGAGTCATGTGAGAGAGCTACTAGAAAAAATTCGTCAGACCCTCCAAAGTCTGAGTATTTTTTGCTTTACAACTTGCACAATTAAAATTTACTTCATGACGAAGCCTTGGCATATCTTCAAAATATTCAGAAATCTTTTTAAATTGAGATGATGTCAAGGAATCCAAAAAGTTAATTACATCTTCAGCCTTTTCGTCTTCGGTAGGATATACATCATTTGCGTCGTAAATAGATTCAATAGCACTTGCTACTGCGGCCATAGTTACTTCGCGATCATTACTGCCCTGTTTGCCTAATTGCTTTTGAATACCTTTTACTGTAGGATATTTTAGTACTACTCCAACACTATCAGTTAAAGCAACTTTAGCGTTTTTCTTTACTTCCCCTTGAACCTCAACTTCGTCAAGATTAATTTCTACTTCATTCTTATGATCGCATGAAGAGCATTTTAATCCAACCTTAGTTGTTTCGCCCACGGACTTTCCGCGGATTTTGAGAAAGACATATTCTAAATCAAACATGGCAAGACTATCTGCTTGAATCTTGCCCTCGGTACAACCAGCAATAACATCACGTAGAGCACGTATCATCTGCTGCTGATCTTTTGTTTCCATAGCCATCATTAATATTTTTTCTTCTTTAACGAGGTATGGTCTATATTCAACTACTTCACCTGAGCTAGGTACCTTAAGCTCATATTTTGGCGAATCAATTCTTGGTAAAGCCATTATATAACTCCTATAATATTATCCAAAGAGTCCGCGTATTCCGGACGATATTCTATTTGCCACTTTATTTATTCCTCCAGCAATTGTTCCACCAATTTGAGCTGCAGGAGCATTTAGTATATTACCGATTGCTCCAGTAATAGATCCTGTTACATTATTTATTATACCATTTACGCCACCGGTAATAGTTCCAACGATTTGACTAAATCCACCAGTAATAGAATTTGTTACTGTATTAATTGCTGACGTAATTGGTCTCGTTACTGATGTAATAACTTCTCTAATAGATCCTCTAATGTTATTTTGTATTTCGTCTAATGCACCATTTAATGTACCTTTTAATGCATCTTTCAAATCATCTAGAGAAGTAAAGTTTAATTGGTTTGAAATATCGCCAAAAGGACTAAATGGTAAAGAAGAAATACCACCAGCTGGTATTGTGAGAGCCGAGTTAAAATCTGGAATTGAAGATACTGTTTCAAAGTTATTAGATTTTGTTGTGTAATCTTCATATGTCAAAGTTACAGTCAATCTCATAATTTCATTTTCAGATCCATTGTTCAATTCAATTGCATTAATTGTAATTGGATAAGCTTTTGTTAAAGTTACTTGATGGATCTCATTATGATTTAGATTTAGAACTGAGATTACTATATCTTGTGCGTAATCATCTCTATATCCAACTTTGTCGTTTACATCATTGATTACTGTGTTTAGCCAAGCTTCCCATATCTGTTTAATATAAAAATCATTTGTAACATAGAAAGTTAATGTAACATCGTCGTTAATGTAACCATATGGTCTTTTAATTGCATGTCTAGTCATACCATGCTCAAATGTAGAAATAGATCTACCAGGAAGCTGAGCTGATTCGCACAAAGCATTGATGATTACTGGATCTGGACTAATTGAAGCTGGACCATTGAATGTCACGGCAAAGAAATTGGTACGGGCAAATCCTCCCTGATTACCAACAATAGCTTTCATATCATCAATTGGATTTGCAAATGGCATGTGTTATCCTCTTATTGCTTCTCTGGAATCTTTCCAGACTGCAGTCTTTGTAGACTTTCTAAATTGTTCTGTTGGTAAAAATAAAGCCATTTCCCAAGCTGTAGCTTCAACCATTGCAACACGACCTTCTATTTGAGAATAAAGATAGTGCTTATAACAAGGCTTAAAAAATCTCATTTTACTTGCGGATTTTAATAAATCATATGTTAACTTAAATCTTGTTGATTCATCATACTTTTTATTATTTGTCAAATCTACTAATGAGTCAAATAATCTAGCTCTTAGTGCTGGTGGAAGATAATGAAGATTGAGTCCATGAAATCCACCAGGAACTGGTTGAACCATTATTGTAAGTGGAAATAAATCGTAATATGGTAGTGTAGCTTCATGTTTTGGATTATAGAAGTACATATACATTGAACCAACCCGAGCTCTATTTCTAGGTTCAAGGGCTGGATCTTTTAATAACTTTCTACGGTTAATTCCTCTAAGGTTTTTTACTTCACTTTGAAACCAGTTACGCGAAGCATCGGTGCGTGGAGTAACACCCGCGCGAAATGCTTTTGCAGCTAGATCTGTGAAAAATGATTCGGCCATATTTTCTACTTCTTAAGTTTATAATACTATTTATATTAGCCAGTAAGAAGTTTCATTCCCAATTGTTTTAGAGTGTCTTCAGTCCAAATTTCAAAATGCCAACCACGATCTTTAGCATATTTACTTGCTGCTTTCCATTTTGCTTCGTTCTTTACAAATGTAAATACTTCATTTAAATACTTCTTTGTTTGCCTTGAAGGTTTCTTTGGAGGAACTGTTTGAGATTTTGGCTTTATTTCAACCAAAACTGTACGGCCATTTCTAAATTTTATTTTTAGGTCAATAAAGTATCGATGAGCTCTTTTATCAGTTGGACAAACATATGGTACTACGGTTTCTTCAGAAGACCATGCAATAACGTCATCTCTTTCTTCACACCACTTAAAAGCCTGCCTCTCCCAAAGAGAACGATATGTTACATCCTTTGGATTTCCAGCATACTTTTCTGGTTTTTTAATTCTATATTTGCCCTTATAAGTCTTCGCCATTTGCCTTATAAATAATCATAACTACTCCTAACTATTTATATTGAGGATTAAATGGCAACATCATTAGTATTCCCTAGCAATTTACATGATACTCAAGGTAATTTCGTAACCTTCACTGCTTATAATAAAGATGGTGGGTCTATTGGTGGTTGCGCACTTTATATGCCACCTGGTGTTTCTTTTGCAGATGGCGCGGGTTATTCTACATTTGATATGGGTCCGCTTGGAGCAGAAATTGCTGCAGGTATTTCTGGAGGATTAGATTCAGATGCAGTAAGAGGTGTTTTAGATAGTGCTACTGCAGCAGCAAATAATAATGCTGATTTGAGAACTATTATGGCCGGTAAGATGATTCAAAACGCTGGTATGGTTCCAGGTGCTGACCGTGTTGGTGACATTTATCAAAAGTCAAAATCGATTGCAGTAAATCCAAATACGACGACTTCATTCCAGAATATGAATATTCGCTCTTTTGTGTTTAACTTTAAGTTAGTTCCAGACAATCCAGGAGATTCAGTAAAGATTAAACAGATCCAAAGCTTTTTTAGAGAGCTTATGTATGCTGATACCGCAGGCCAAGGTTACTTATTAAGTTATCCCGCTAAATGGAAAATTCAATTTAAAAATCATCTTGGTAACACAAATCCATATTATCCAAAAATTTATGAAAGCTATTTAACGAACTTTCAAACTTCATTCAATGCGTCTGGACACTTACATCATCGCGATGGCGCCCCGACAGAAGTTGATATTTCATTAACATTCCAAGAAACAAGAGTTCTTACTCAAGATGATATTAGAGGATTGTTATAATGTCTAATTATTTTAAAAATTTTCCAATCACGTCTTATAACTTTAAAGATGATCCAAATGCAAGAACTCTTATTGTAGACATTTTTCGTAATGTAAGAGCAGATATTAAAATCGACGATGCAGCATCTTATACATTATACAATATCCAAGAGAACGAAAGACCAGATCAAATTTCGCAAATGTTCTATGACACTCCAGAATATTACTGGACTTTCTTTATTTTGAACGATCATCTTTGGAAAGGTCTTGCTGGTTGGCCAATGGAATATAATCAACTGATGGAGTATATTTCAGAAAAATATACAAAAACATTTATTACGTCATATTTAAATTCTGGACAAGATGGAACCGATCATTTACTAATTTCTAAGTTTAGAATTGGAGAAACTATTATTGGAAATAGTACTGGCAATACAGCTGTTATTTCCGAAATAGATACTCTTATGAATAGATTAGAAATAGTAGACGCAACTGGAAATTTTTCTCAAGATACAATTATTACTGGTATTACTAGTAGAGATATTTTAGTTAAATCTGAAAAATATGATTTTTCAGTTGAAGAACAAATTAACGCTGCTCACCATTATGAAGATATTAATGGAGCTGAAGTTCCAAGAGTAATTTTTTCAAAAGGTGAAACAGAAATATTTGAAGTAACACATCGCGAATATGAAGAAAAGCTTAACGATGAAAAACAACAAATCAAAGTTTTGAAGCGTGGATTTATTGAAGATTTTGCAAGGGCTTATAAAAAGTTAATTAATCAATGAAGCAATCAGGTTTACATCCTACTAATTCTACAGGTGTTGGTAATCCAGGCGCTTTTCGCATGGAAATTAAAATCTTCTCTGCCGAAGGAGAAGAAAGAGATATTACTCAGCTTGTAGACACATTTGAAGTTACCGAATCTATTTTTCAGCAAGCAATGATTGGTGAATTTAGAATCGTCGACGGTGTTAATTTATTTGAAGAATTAAATATTACTGGTAATGAAAAATTATCAGTAATTCTTCGCAAACAGCTTGATGGAGACGGCCAAGCAGAAGATATGCAATCTGATTGGTACGTAATTGATATTCCATTGTTTGCAAGACCAAAGCCAGACATTCAAGCTTATACACTTCGTTGTGTTTCAGCGTTTGGTTTAGTTTCTAAAATGAGACGCGTTCAGCACGTAATGAAAGGTACACCTACAGATATTCTAAAGCGATTATATGAAGAATGTGGTGTAGATGATTTCGATAAAACTTTAGCTGACTATATAGATTTTTTAAGACCAGATAATAACTCATTTAGATTATTAGTTGGAGATCAA